GGGTTAGGTGAGTTTTGGGGTGGCGTTACCTGTTACCGACTTTCGGCGAAGGAGCAAAAAATCAGTCGGAAAAATAGGTGCTCGCAGAAAGTTACGCGGGTAGGGGGGTATATATATTTTACTATCATCATAATATATATATATAAGAGGTAACTTCGGTAACTCCCCTATGCAAATCAATGACTTACTGCGTTACCCAACTGAAAATCTTGGTAACGCAGGTAACGTTTTTGCCTTCCTGCTAATAAAATCAATGACTTAGTTGGTAACGCTTCGCAAAAGACAAAGTCACAGGCTGGTGCCAATGTCCCCGCTCCACTCGCTGCGCCCCGCTCCACTTTTTGCGTCACGGACTCGCCCCGCTCCACTAGACAAAGTCACATCTCGTGATTTTGTCCGCTCCGCGTGACCGTTCCACACCTCGCATGGCTGCGTGTGGAACTAAAGCCTGAACAGAGTGAAGGACTAAACCCTAACTGTAGTTAGGGTAAGTAAAGACATGCGAAACGGAACGTGAGCATTCCTTTCACTACGCGCAAGCGTAGTGGTGGCTGAACGCATAGCGTTCAGACTGGGGTGGCGGTGGGAATAGGTGCCGAAGGCACCAGGAAAATACCATCGCGAAGCCGAAGGCGAGCGATTCCTTTCATATCCCGAGCGAGGAACGAGCGAGAAAATTTTTGGGTGACCGTACCCGCCCCTTATGACCGTACCCGCGCCAATAAAAAGCCCGCTTGCGCGGGCTTGGTTGGTTTAAAGGGCTGATCCGATCCGGCGTAAGTACTCGATGTCACCCTCTTTGACTGCGGTGGTGACCGCCTCGCGGATATCTGCCGCTAGCGATTTAATCTCGCTAGAATGCGCTGCTTTTGCTGCCGCTGCCGCTTGGCGTTCAACGCGCAAGTAAGCCGCTTGCATTGATTTGGCTTTTGACTCGTCACCCTTAGCCGCTTGTAAGGCTGCAACCAGTGGCGCCCCGCCTTCCTTCTCGATGACTGCCGCAACCTTGGCATGAGCTGCCGCGTCTGCTTTAGCCTTCTTTGCTACCGCCTCGGGGCTGCGCTGCTTGGCTTTGGCTTTAGCCGCTTCGGTTTGGCTGCGCTCGATAGTAACGCCGCGTGATTCCAGCTCTTTACGGATACGGGAAGCGAAAGTATTAAACGCACTTTCACGCGCTGCGATTTGCTCTTGGGTTGCGGGTGACTTCTGAGTGATGCCCGCCTTCTGGTTGTATCCTTTGATATAACCAAGCGACATAATGCCGCGCGCGTTGTTCCATACCTGATTATCAAGCACTGGATTAGATTCCAATCCCGCCTCTTGATAGATAGCGTTGGCAGCTTCAAAAACTGCGTTTCCAACCAATGCGCTCGCAACGGCTGCGTCTTTTGCTGCGGTTTGTAAAGCGGTTTTCGCCGCTGAGTTGAATGTAATCATAAGATTAATTTCCTTTAAAGGTTTAAATAAAGTCCTGACAAAATCACCAGAACAAACCGAATATATCATACCTTTGCGTTTTATTGCGTTTTATTTCGTCTTATTGCCCAAAAAGATTTTATGGGAATTTTATGGGTCATAAAAAAATTTTATGACCCGCTCGGCGCGTGACCGTTCCACAAGGGCGACAGCCCGCAGTTGGAATCACAACCCGAACGGGAACGTGAGGGACTATGCCCTAACTGTAGTTAGGGCAAGAGAATAGTATGTCGTATGCGAAGCATAGACATTCCTTTCATGTAGGGCGGGTGTCGGGGCAAGGGCGACAAAGAATCAATAAGCATCACGAAGCCGAAGGCAAGTGATTCCTTTTGTATCGAGCGAGCGAAGCGAGCGAGCGCCGAGGGTTGGGACCGTACCCGCCGCTTATGACCGTACCGCCAAGCATAATGTCCTACGCTTGGGGGGCTATTGATTGCCAGACGGGACAAAGCGAACCCCCCACCCCCAAAAAACGACACCGCTCAACTGTGAATGTATACATGCCAATCTGCACGAACAATCACCAATTTTTCTACGTTTCAAGCGCGTTTGATTTCTGCAACTTTTTCGTCACTTTTACGGTACTTACTGGGTTTCAAGCCCATAATTTTTTAGCGCTGTAGACAGTATTTCCTGCTATTCCTGCTATTTTCCCCGTACTTACTGGGTTTCAAGCACGTTTTCCTGTAGCGCTGTAAATTTGAATAACTGTAGAACTAGAATAACTGCACAACTGGACCGCATTGGACTCCGTTGGACACAACTAAACACTTGTAAACTTCTTTTAACGTGATACGCTCTGCGTATCACGTTATTCATTCAACGTTGATCTCCAAGCTTCAGGCATTCCTTGTGCTTAGCCCCCCACCTAGGGGGGCACCTTTTTTCCCAGTACAGATATTTTTGGCGCGGGGTACCCCCTTTTCAAACTAGGGACTCCTAGTTTCTATTACGTTTTCGTTGCGTTCTATTTAATTTAGGGCTACGCTTCAGCCAACTTAGTTAGGTAAACCAGAACGCACTGCGTTCATCCCGAGCTACGCACTACAATGATTTTTGATTATCTAAAACCCTATAAGGACCTTGGGCTAATTCCGCCTATTGATCAGGTGCCTATTAATCGCCCAGCGATCAAGCTGTCGGAGCGAGAGGAAATCTTTGCCTGCGCCAAAACTGCACGCCTACTGAATGAGCTAGGCGACGACATTGAGATAACCCACGAAGATGAAGCTCGTGCGCAAGATGCGTTTAAAACGCACCGCAAGCTGACAAAGCACGAAAAGAAGCTGCCCGGCATGATGCTCAAGCTTGAAGCGCTGCTGACTGCCTATGATCACCAGATAATTAAAGACGCAGAGCAGGTTCGCAACTATGTGAAGCACAAGCTGCTCGAAGAGACTGACAACGAGGACCCGAAGATTCGTCTGAAGGCGTTAGAACTCCTCGGTAAGGTTACAGATGTAGGCATATTCACTGAGCGCCATGAGATTACAGTCAAGCACCAGAGCACAGAAGAGCTAGAAGACCTGTTGCTCAGTAAACTTGAGCGTGTGATCGAGGGTGAAGTGGTTGAAGAAGTGCCAGCTAAGCTTGATACAAAGAGTAAGTCGTACAAACTAGCCGAAACAGTGTCTGTTGAGGACTTATTATGAGCCTAGGGCCGGTGAAATCGAAGATTACGCCGGAGAAAGCGCGTCTGCTCTACCAGAACCTCAATAAGTTCACCCCAGAAGAGCAGGTAAAGATAGTAGAGATTCTAGAAGAGATAGGCATACGCAAAGAAGCTACCGCTGCCAAGGTATCTCTGCTTAAGTTCGCCAAGATGATGATGCCGGAGTACAAAATCGGGCCTCACCACAAAAAATTAGCCCAGTTACTCGAAGATATGGCTCACGGGCGCAAGTCTCGCACCACAGTCTCAATCGCACCACGTATGGGTAAGTCCCAGCTGACGTCAATTTTCTTTCCGGCGTGGTTTATAGGCAACTGGCCTGACAAAAAGATAATGATGGTGTCGCACACGGCGGACTTGGCGGTCGATTTTGGTCGTAAGGTGAGAAATATTGTTGCGACAGAAGAGTATAAACAGATATTCCCAGAAGTAACTCTTGCTGTAGACTCTAAATCCGCGGGACGTTGGTCCACAAACAAGGGTGGCGAGTATTTCGCAGTCGGTATTGGCGGCGCGATTGCGGGACGGGGCGCTCATCTCCTTGTGATCGACGACCCGCACAACGAACAAGATGTCCTCAACGGCAACTTTGACGTTTTCGAGAAGGCGTACGAGTGGTACGCGTATGGTGCTCGGACTCGTCTGATGCCGGGGGGAGCAGTAGCGGTAGTTGCGACTCGTTGGGCTGAGCAAGACCTGATAGGTAAGCTTCAGACAGACATGATTCGTAATCCAGACGCTGACCAATGGGATGTGGTTGAATTCCCAGCTCTGTTTGAAAAAGAAGACGCGCCAACAGATGCGCCAGAAGCAGAACGCTACACAGCACTATGGCCTGAGCAATGGCCCGTGGAGTCTTTATTAAAGACCAAAGCTTCGATGCCGGGTTTCCAGTGGGCCGCACAATATCTCCAACAACCGACTAACCGCGATGCGTCAATCGTAAAACGTGAGTGGTGGCAGCCGTGGGAGAAGGATAATCCTCCAGCGTGTCACTACATCATCATGTCACTTGACGCCGCCGCTGAAAAGAACAACCGTGCTGACTTCACCGCTCTCACTACTTGGGGTGTGTTTAACTTCGAGTCGCCGGAAACGGGTGAGAACGACACGGGGATCATACTGCTCAACAGTATTAAAGAGCGTCTTGAATTCCCAGAACTCAAACGTCTGGCTTGGCAAGAGTACCAAGACTGGGAGCCTGATTGGTTCGTAGTGGAGAAGAAGTCAGCAGGTACTGCGCTGTATCAAGAGATGCGCCGTGCAGGTATACCGGTGCAAGAGATAACACCGACAAGAGCCTCGGGCGATAAGATCGCACGCTTAAATGCAGTTTCAGATATATTTGCAAGTGGCATGGTCTGGTACCCGGCGGGACGTAGATGGGCTGAAGAAGTCGTAGATGAAGTGTGTGGGTTTCCAGCCATGCCCCACGATGACCTTGTGGATTCAACGATTTATGCTCTAATGCGGTTTAGAGATGGCGGATTTATCCGTTTGCCTAGTGACGACTGGGCTGATGACGGTGGATTTGAGCCAATACGCGCGGCTTATTATTAAGGAACTGAAATGGCAGTTGAAAAGGCAATGTATGAAGCACCGGTGGGTATCGATAGCGAAGATGCTATGGAGCCAGCGCTGGAGATAGAGATCGTCGACCCTGAAGAGGTTAGTGTGAGCATCGATGGGATGGAGATTTTTGAGTTCGATGCTGATGCAGACGGCTTAGATCACAACACCAACCTCGCTGAACTACTTGATGAGCAAGCTCTAGCTCTTATTTCAGACGAACTGCTTGAAGGTTATGCTGCCGATTTAGAATCACGCGCTGAGTGGGAAGAGACTTATTATGATGGACTTGAGTTACTGGGTCTTAAGATTGAGGATCGCAGTGAACCATGGGAAGGTGCGTTCGGTGTCTACCACCCTGTTTTGGCTGAGGCGGTTGTTAAGTTTCAAGCAGAAACAATTGTGGAAACTTTCCCTGCGCAGGGCCCAGTTAAGACGAAGCTTGTTGGCGCTGCAAGCCGCGAGAAAACAGAAGCAGCAAACCGCGTCCGAGAAGACATGAACTACATGCTCACCGAGGGCATGTCAGACTATCGTTCCGAGCACGAGCGTTTGCTTTGGAACCTACCAATCGCAGGTTCTGCGTTTAAGAAGGTGTTCTTCGATCCGTCTCTAGATCGTCCGGTAGCACAGTTTATTCCCGCAGAAGACTTTATTGTGAGCTATGGCGCTTCAAGCCTTGATAACGCTCAACGTATGACCCACCGCATGAAACGTTCTAAGAACGAAGTGCGCAAGATGCAGGTGTCAGGCTTCTATCGTGACATTGATCTCGG